TTCACCATATACACGACGAGCGGATTTTAAGCGGCGAAAAAGACCTTGAAATAAGAAAGACCGCCCCGAGCGGCGGCAACTATCCCTACATTATATATATGTACGAAACCAAAGGACACGGCGGAGCTGGTGCCGTGGTCGGCTTTTTCAAATGCTCTTGCATACTCAAGACAAACGCTTTCGGGAGCGGGCTACACGCCTCGGAGGGCGACGCTATCCGCGCCGAATTTATGAGGAGGGCTTGCCTCTCCCTGGACGAGCTCGCGGCATACGCCCGCGGCGACGACCTTTACGGGCTCGTGGTGAGCACGCCTATTCGCTTTCCTCGCCCGCGTCCTCTCTCGGACTTTGGCATAGATCGCGCGCCGCAATCCTGGTGTTATTTGAGATCGCCGCGGGAGGTGGCAAAATGAACAGATCGCTATTGAGCTCTCGAAAAATGGATTGGTGCACACCGCAACAATTCTTTGACGATCTAAACGCCGAGTTTTCTTTTGTCGCTGATGTGGCGGCAACCGAGGAAAATAAAAAAGCACCTATTTGTTACACACCCGAAAACGACGGGCTTAAAAACTCCTGGCAATTTGGCGGCGCGGTTTTCTACAATCCGCCATACGGAAAAGAGATCGGAAAATGGGTAAAGAAAGCATACGAGGAGGCTTGCAAAGGTGCGACCGTTGTTTTGCTTATACCCGCAAGGACGGACACGGGCTATTTTCACGACTATATCTACGGTAAAGCGGAGATACGGTTTGTGAGAGGGAGAATTAAGTTTGCCGATCAAAACGGCATTGCAAAATTTAATGCGCCGTTCCCGTCTATGGTTGTGATATACAACGGAAAGTAAAAAAAGCGGCTACCACTCCGCCCGAGTGATAGCCGCCGTAGCCGCCTTTGTGCTACTCAATTACCTATAAATATTATAGCACAGAGGCAACGGAAAGTCAATAGAAACAAGAGCAAAGAGAGGCTCTATTTCGGGCTCGTAATGGATAATAACTTAACGACCACGAGAGAGTCCAGGCGGTTATATAGCTATATACTCCTGGGACATTGGCTTTCGTAAAAATAGACCCGAGTAAATGCGGCTTTTGCCTATGACGAGGTTAGAGCGCGTTATAGGATTTTAGCATAAGGGAAAGAGGGCGGAACGGACAACACGCCCGCTCCGCTCTTTTCTGTTATTCCCTTATGGAAAACAAAAGCGTTAAACCTCGGGGTTTGGGGCAGAGCCCCAAGAGAATACACGGAGGTTAATATTATGCGTTGCCTATATCGAGAAAAAATATACACTTGCGGCGAGTATTTGGAGGTCGATATATTCCCCGTCTTTGAAAAACAGAGAGGACGGAGCAAAAAGAGAAAGCCGACCACCGAAACACAGCGGATCCTCAACCAACGAAACGCCGAGCGTAAGCTGATCCGCTTATTAAACACGAATTTTACCAAAAAGGACATACGGTTTGACCTTACATACAGCGACGAGCACTACCCCGCTACGCCCGAGGAGGCACAAAGACAAATGCAAAATTTCCTCCGCCGAGTAAAGCGTTTCCGATCGAAAAACGGCTTGCCCGAGCTAAAGTATGTCGCCGTTACCGAGATCGGCAAGAAAAACGCCCGCCTCCACCACCATATCGTAATGAACGGCGGCGTTGACATTAACGACCTTGCGGAAATTTGGGGCAGAGGCTACACGACCGCAAAGCCGTTACAGTTTGACGAGTACGGCATAGTCGGAATTGCAAAATATCTCGTAAAAGAGCCTATCCTCGGCAAGCGGTGGTGTGCGTCCCGAAATCTCGAACAGCCGAAAGCCAAAGAGCGGGACGGAAAAATAGCACAATACAAGGTCAAGCAATTTCACGACAGCGGAAACGACAACCGCGAGGAGCTCGAGCGTCTTTACGACGGCTATTTTCTCGCCGATTGCCGCCCGTTTTATAACGAAATCAACGGAGGCTACTATGTAACCGTCCGTATGTATAAAAAACCCGCTCCAAAACGGAGCAGAAAGCGAGGGCGAATATGAACTATTTTAAGGCGGCGGAGCAAGTGCTCTCCTCGGTGCCTACGCTCGAGAAAGCGTTAGGCAATTTGCGCCGTAGAGAGCAACACCTCCTCGAGAGCGGAGCTCCGCGCGAACTCGGGGCGATTGATTATAGCAAGCCGTTTACCGACTCGAGCTATGTAAGCGACACGCTTAACGATCTTTTGGAGCTTGCGGAGTGTACGCGAAATATCGCCGACACCCAGGCAAAGCTCGCCGAAATTAACGGCATTATAGAGCAGTTGGCAGACGAGCAAAAAAAGCTCGTCCGTTTGTGGTACATCGAAAAGCGATCAAAAGAGGCAGTTATGGCGGAGCTGTATATAGAGTCTTTGAGCACGGTATACAACCTCCGCAATAAAGCCGTAGCGGAGTTTGCTTTGCTCTACTACGGAGCTTCCGCGTTAAGCTCAATTTAAGCAATCGAAAAAATGCCGTATAGAAACTTGCTTTTCCCCGCTTTATACTGATACCGTAGAAATCTACGGAAAAGCGGGCGGCAGAAATGCGGCTCGCTTTGTCGTTGATCGGGAGTAGATATAACACTCACACGACGGCGGAGAGGGCGGGACGCTGTTATATGCAAGACTTTGCACGCAAGTTTTATTTGAGCAAAATATGGCGCGATACCAGGGATTATATATACAAGCGCGATATGGGGCTTTGTGTACGATGTGGTAAGCCTGGTGAGATCGTACACCACAAGGAGCACCTTACACCACAGAACATTAACAACCCGAGGGTTACGCTGTCCGAGGATAACCTCGAGCTATTGTGCCGTGAGTGCCACGCCGTAGAGCACGAGGGCGAGCCTATCACAGCGAGCGGGCTTATGTTTGACGACGAGGGAAACCTCGTAGAAAGAGAGGGACTATATGCGTAGAGTATGCGAGTTAGTTATCTACACAAGCAACGCGGCTTTGTCTTTCAATGTCGAGGCTACTACTACGGACTTTCAAGAGCGGCTCGCTAACGCGCTCGAGGAGGGCACCGTTATTCTCGATACGATCGAGGGTAGCAAGCTCGTACTTAACGCTATCAATGTCGTAGCAATCGACATACACGAGGCGACCGTGGCAGAGCTAAACGCTGACGCTATCCCCCCCGTTTGAAAATCGGCATATCGTTTTTTATGAACCGCAAAGGAGTCCCTTTTATGACCGCTCCTTGTGCGTATTACCCCCCTACCCTAAAGCCGAAAGAAAGGAGTTTTAGCGTGGACGATACATTATATACGCGACAGAAAAAAGAGCAAAACAGAATAAAGAAAATCTACAAAAATTTACCCAAAGAACAGCTCGAAATCGCAAAAAAATTGATCGAAAGAGCCGCCTATATGCTCGTTTCTTTGGAGGATATGGAGGCAAAAATCAGCGCGGACGGGCTCGTGGTAACTATGCCTCAAGGCAATTATGAGATCGAGCGGGCGCACCCGCTTTTACAGCCGTATAACGCAATGGTAAAGAACTACAACGCCACGATTAAACAGCTTAACGAGTTTGCGCCTAACGCGGAAACAGAAAAGGCGGGACAAGCCCTTATGATGTTTGCGACAAAGGCACCCCAGGCGGCGAGAAAGCGTTGAATTATGTACGCGAATACTACGACCGCATAAGTAGCGGCGACATTATCACGAGTAGGCGCGTAAAAGCCGTTTACTCGAGGCTTGTTGCGGAAATGGACGCAGACTCCGACGACTCGCCGTATTATTTCGACGAGGAGGCGGGCGAGCGTCCGATACTCTTTATCGAAACCTTTTGCAAGCAATCACAAGGCACGATCGGAGCTCCGCTTGAGCTCGAGTTATTCCAAAAGGCATTTATACAGTTGCTTTTTGGTTGGTTGGAAAAGGACACGGGGTACCGCCGTTTCCGTGAAACAATGTTTTTATGCGGACGAAAAAACGGCAAGTCAACCCTACTTTCGGGCATTGCGTTATATATGCTGATCGCCGACTATGAGGGCGCGGCGGAGATTTACTCCGTTGCAACCAAAAAAGACCAGGCGAAAAAGGTACTTACCGAGGCGGTCAATATGGTAAAACAATCGCCCGAGCTCCGAGCGGTTGTTAAAAAGCGTCGTAACGACATTTACTTTCCCGCGACCTCCTCTATTTTCGAGGCTCTCGCCTCCGACTCTAATACCCTCGACGGCTTGAACTCTCACGCCGTTATCATAGACGAGCTCCACGCTATCCGCGATCGTAACCTTTACGAGGTTATGAAACAATCCACCTCGAGCCGCCGTCAACCCCTCGTCGTTATGATTACGACCGCGGGCACGGTGCGCGAGTGCATATTTGACAATATGTACGAGCTTGCTTGCGAGCTTGCAGACGGCACCAAAAAGGACGATACCTTTTTGCCGATACTCTACGAGCTCGACAGCCGCGACGAGTGGACGGATCCTCAAATGTGGATTAAGGCAAATCCAGGGCTCGGTAAAATCAAGCAGTTTAAGACCCTTGCCGCCTTTGTTGAGCGGGCGAAAAACAACCCCGCCGACCTCCCAGGCGTTCTATGTAAGGATTTTAACATACGCGAGAATGAGAGCAATGTATGGCTTTCTTACGAGGAGATTAAAAACACCGCTACTTTCGATATGGCAGATGTTTATAACACCTATGCCGTGGGCGGTTGCGATCTCTCGGCAACAACCGACCTCACCGCGGCGACCTTGCTTATTCGCAAGCCCGAGGATAAAACGGTTTATGTGCTACAACATTACTTTTTGCCCCAGGCTCGCGTAGAGCACCTCGAGGAGAAAAACACAAACGAGGCACCGTACCGTCTATGGGCAAAACGCGGGCTCCTCACGATATGCGAGGGCAACCGCGTTACATTCTCCGATGTTACCGCCTGGTTTGTGCAAATGCGAGAGGAGCACAAAATAGACGCTTTCAAAGTCGGCTACGACCGAGCATTGGCGGGCTATTGGGTGGAGGAAATGAAAAACAACGGGTTTACTATGGAGCCCGTCGCCCAGGGTCCTTTTGCTTGGAGCCAACCTATGCGAGAAATGGGAGCGGCTCTTGCCGACAAGATCGTTAATTATAACAACAACCCTATTTTGGTTTGGTGCCTATCAAATACGGCAGTAAAGAAAAGCGGGTTGAACAATATACAGCCCGTTAAGATAACCGACAAACGCCGCATTGACGGGGCGGTATCGCTATTAAATGCCTGGGTTATCTATGTGAAATATTACGACGACTTTATGTACAATGTGGGGTGATTAAATGCCAGAAAAAAGAGGACTTTTCCAAAAAATATTTGGAAAGGTCAAGGGCTTTGCGGGTACCCGTCAAGCCTATAAATTGCTCAACACCTGGCAAACGACCTTTACTCCGTTTTCGGGTAACGCCTACGATGTAAACACGGTGCGATCGGCTATTGATAGCTTTGCGCGCCGAGCGGCAACCGTCAAGCCGCGGCACATTCGGCGCGGAGAGGGTAAGTTGACAGATGTAAAGAGCGAATACAACCGCCTATTGCAGTTTAAGCCTAACCCATACACCACGGCATACAAGTTTTATTATCGCTTGGCGACGCAGTACAAGCTATATAATAACGCTTTTGTATATCCCGTGTGGAACGAGGTAACGGGCAAGCTCGAGGCGTTGTACAACATCAACGCAAACTCCGTCGAGCTGATCGAGGTAGAGGGCGAGCTGTATTGCCGTATGACCTTTGCGACGGGGAATGTGTACACTTGCCCGTATACGGACTTAATACATATCGGCTCGCATTTCAACAATAACGATATTTTCGGCGAGAATAACCGCCCCGTATTCCCCGTGCTCGAAACCGCAAACACTTTCAATCAATCTATGAGTAAGTTTGCGGAGCTCGTGGCGGTCGTCCGTGGTATTTTGAAAATCCAAGCCTCCACCAAAAACGAGGACTTGAACGCCCGCCGCGACGACTTTATACGCGACAACCTCAAAATGGAGAACAACGGCGCGGGCGTTATCGTTACGGACAATAAGTACGACTATACGCCGATCACCGACAAGCAAACCCCTATTCCTACGGGTCAGTTGTCCTATGTTAAGGCTGAAATATACGACTATTTCGGCACTAACGAGCCGATCGTGCAGAACAAGGAAACCCCCGAGCAAGCGAGTGCGTTTTATAACGGCGAGATTAAGCCGTTTTTCGAGCAATGCACCCAGGCGTTTACAAACGCTTTCTTTTCGGGCAGACAACCCGCATACGGTAACGAGATCGTATTCGAGGGAAATTGCTTGCAAAACGAAAAGCTCTCCGACAAGACGACAACGCTTAAATTCCTTGCGGACATTGGAGCTATCACCATAGACCAGGTGTTGCTCGCCTACAATATGGCTCCTCTTGGTGGCGAGGAGGGAGCCCGCCGAGTGCAAACGCTCAATATGGTAAACGCCGCAAAAGCGGACGAGTACCAACTCGGAGCGGGCAATACGCCGACAAACCCCGCCGAGGAGAAAAAACCGACCACCGCCCCACCCGCCGAGGAACCCGACGCGGACGACGACCAAACAGAGGAGGAAACATAATGCCTATCAAGCCAAATCGTGAGTACCGCACTTTAGCGGGCTTGCTGTTACCACCCGATACCCAGGGTGCCGCCGAGGGTGCGGCAGAGTACACCGTGCAAGGTCGCGCGGTCGTATTCGATACCCCTACTTGCCTCTTTGAGTGCGACGGGATTAAGTATTACGAGGTGATCGCTCGCGGAGCGTTTGACGAGTGCGATATGTCCGATGTGATTTTTAATTATAATCACGGTGGAAAGGTCGTAGCTCGCCTCCGCAATAAGACGCTTCAACTCTTTATCTCCGACGAGGGGTTAGACATTGAGGCTAACCTCGCGGGCACCGCCGAGGGTCGCAATCTCCACGAGGAGATTAAAGGCGGCTACATCGACAAAATGAGTTTTTCGTTCACGATCGCGGAGTCGAGCTACAATGTCGATACGCATACGCGGACGATTACTAAAATCAAAAAGCTATATGATGTTTCGGCGGTGGATATTCCCGCATATAACGAAACCTCAATTTCCGCGCGAGGCTTTTTCGAGGAGGAGCACTCGAAAGAGTTTGCGGCTTTGGAGCAAGCCCGCCGCCGTAAGTTGCTTATAGCGAAAACCCTACTATAAACCATTCACAGAAAGGAAAATTGCTATGTTTACCAAGAGAATTGCAGAAATCAACGCAAGAAAAGCCGAGCTCCGCAAGGTGCTTGAAACCGACGCTAACGCCAACCTGGACGAGATCGAAACCGAGTTGCGCGACCTCGATACCGAAATGCAGAGTATCGAACGCCGCCGCACGATCGCAAGCGGCATTACCGCGGGCACCGTTACGGGTACCCCCGTTGCTAACCCCGTGGCGGGTCAGCGCGGAGCCCAGGAGCTCACATTCACGAGGGAAAATGTGTTGTCCTCTCCCGAGTACCGCACCGCCTGGGCAAAAACCCTTATGCGTCGCTCTCTGTCCGCGATTGAACAGCGCGCCCTCGATACCGCTATGACGACCACCGCGACCGAGTATGTCGCACCGTCCGCGGACGCTGACGGCGTGAACAACGGCGGCTTGTTTATCCCCACGGATATTAACACCGCCCTTATGGAGGCGATCTCCCTTGTGTCCCCTCTGTTTAGGGACGCAAACCGCACCGCTATTCGCGGCTTGATGAAATTCCCCTACAAGAAATCCGCAAGCACCGCGAAGAACAAGAAAGAAACCGAGCAGACCGCCGACGCTTCTTTCGAGTGGGCAGAGCTCACCTTGAGCGTGTCCGAAATCTCCGAAACCGTCCGTGTGTCCTGGAAACTCGAGGCTATGGCGGTCGAGGAGTTTATTACCTACATCACCGACGAGCTGATCGAAGCGGTACGCGACAAGGCAGTTACCGAGCTGATTTACGGCACGGGTGCCGACACCCTCAAGGGTGCCACCGTTGACGCGATCGCCCACACCTACGACGGTACCGCCCTCGACGGTATCGGCGTTGCCCTGGGAAAGCTCGGCAAAAAGCAGAAGATCGGCGCGAAAATCTATGTCGCACAGTCCATTGTTGAGGAAATCTCCTTTAGCAAGGACGATGTCGGCAACTACATTTTCACTCCGATTAACGGCGTGGGCGTTAAGTCCATTGCTACCTATCCCGTCGAGGTTGACCCCTATCTCAATGACGGCGACTTTGTGATCGGTAATATGCACCGCTATTACCGCTTGAATGTCGTCGAGGATATGAGCCTGGCAAAGGACAGCTCCGGCAAAAAGCGCGCCAACGACTACACCGGCTATTGCCTTATGGCGGGTGCCGCACAGCCTAACACCCTGGTATACGGCAAGAAAAAGACCGCGTAACCTGGGAGGGCTGACCTATGGCGGACATTTCAAAGCAATTTGTTTATGATGTTCGCCGATACCTACGCATTAGCCACACTCATTTTGACGCTGAAATTACCGACCTAATAGGAGCGGCGCGAGCCGATCTCCTATTAGGCGGTATCGTCGCCGCAAAGGTCGAGGACGAAAGCGACGCGATTATAAAGCGGGCGATCGTCTGCTATGTAAAAGCCGAGTTTGGACTCGATAACCCCGACGCGGCAAAGTACCGCGACAGCTACGAAATGCTCAAGCGGCATTTACAGCTCTCAAACGAGTACACCAGGGAGGCGTAGCTATGTATTGGCGAGAAATCGGCTTTTTGTGCCAGGAAACCGAAAAGCTCGACTCTCTCCGCAAGCCCTATAAGTGTTACGAAAAGCGAGAGGTTTTTTGTAATTCTAAAGGCGTAAAGAGGAGCGAGTTTTACCAGGCACAAGCCCAGGGCTACCGCCCCGAGCTTTGCGTAGAGATTAAAGAGCTTGACTATAACGACGAGGGGCACTTTGAATTTAACGGGAAAATGTACCGAATTATCCGCACATATCCCGTAAAATACGAGTGCCTCGAGCTGATATGCCAGGCTTTGGTAGTCGATCAAAGCGCAAGCGGAAACGGAGGCGGCAATGGGACAGAGGTTTAACACCACCGCGTTTATAAAGGCGTTCACCGAGCGTATGTGCGAGATTTTGCCGACATATTACGAGGAGGCACCTACGAGAGGGACTTTCCCTTACGCCGTTTTTAACGGAATTAACATAATTGACCTCGCCGCGGGCGACTTGCTCTCTTTCTACCTCGATATTTGGGTAGACGAAAAGAAACCAGGCGCAACGGAGGAGCTCGAAAGCCTTTGCGATACTATCCGCACGGAGCTTTATAACGCGATCATAGCCGCGCCAGGGTTTGCCTCGCACATCGGCTTTGATAACCAAAATATCGTAACTGACGGCGAGCACGACATAGCGCACCGCCGTTTAGGTATGTCGGCAAGAATATTCTACTATTAGGAGGCACAGTTAAGTTATGGGAACTGTTACCAATCTGACTAAACAGCAGATCGAAAATATCCAAATCGACGAGTCGGTTATTTTCCTTGACTACGGCGAAACGACCGAGCGTTTCCTGGCACCGACCAGGGGCGGCGGTGAGTTTGTCGCTACGGCTACGGTGCGCGACATCGAGTTTGACGGTCGCAACGGTAAGACCGCGGGCACCCAGGTTATCGAGGAGCAAGCCGCGTCGTACAAGGTTACGACCTTGTGTATGAGCCAGGAAAACCTCGCCCTCGCAATCCCTGGTTGCAAGGTAAGCAACGACGAGGGAAAGACGATCTCCAACCCCAAAACGGGCGTAATTCCCGAAACCGCTTATCTAAAGAATGTTACCGCTTTTGCCAAGTTGATTAGCGGTAAGTTTAAGAAAATCACCATTTACAACCCTATGCACGAAAACGGGCTTACCGCAAAGGCGGTACAGAAAGCCGAGGGCGAACTCGCACTCGAGTTTTTGGCACACTATCCCTATTCCGACCTGGACGGCGATTTGTGGAAGGTTGAGGAGATCGACGCAATGCCCGCAACCAACGGCGCAAACGCCGCGGCGGTAGCCGCCGAGGAGCCCGCCGCTAACGACGGCACCGAGGAATAATAACCGAGTTTAAGGAGGATCTACACAATGCTTACTATCGGCACTATGCCTATTTTGCTCAAGATCGTGGGCAAGCTCGACATTAAACCTATCGTCCCCGCGCTTAAAAACCTCGACATTTTCGAGGAGCCAAAGGACAAGGCGGACGCTATGAAACAGTTGTCCCGCGAAAAGGTCGGCGTGCTCGCTTGCGAGATTTTCGCAGAACTCACACCACAGCTCGGGAAGATCGCCGACGATCTCCCGCCCCTGGTCGCCGCCTATAAGGGCGTGAGCGTCGAGGAGGCAATGAAACTCGACGCGGCGGAGGTAATTAACGAAATCATTAACGACGAGGGCGTTACCTCTTTTTTCAAGCGTGCTCTACGCAAGAAAGTAGAGCAAGGAGTTTAACCCTATTACACAAATACTACGAGTGGCAACTCATAGAGAGCCTACCTTTATCGGCTCTCCGTGAGTTGCTTTCTTTTGCCTACAAAGAGGAGGAGCGGGCACAAAGAGCCGAGCTCGAAAAGCGGCTATTTCCTCTTTGGCTCGTAAACTATGCCGTCGCCAAAGTCAAAGGCGGCGAGCTCGAAATGGACTACGAGCAGTATTTGAAATTGGTATTTTCGGACGAAAACCCCGCCGACTCTCGACCGACCAAAAAGCAGAACAAGCGGACGGCGGACGAGATTATGGCGGAATTTATGCCCCTCGTCGAGGCAGATAGAAAGAAAGGAGGCTAACCTATGGCGAGCATATTTCGCGTCCTCGGTGAAATCTTTGTAGATAACGCCGCGGCAGACAAAAGCATAGACGCAACAACCGAAAAGGCGGAAAAGAGCGGCTCTAAAATAGGCTCGGCTTTCTCCTCTATTGCAAAAGGGGCGGTCGCTATGGGTACCGCAGTTGTGGCGGGGGCTACGGCGATCGGTACCGCCGCATATAGCGCGGCTATGAGCACGGCAGAACAAGCCGACTACATAGACAAGCTCTCCGAAAGAACGGGCATAAACCGCGAGGAGCTCCAACGGTGGAAACACGCCGCCGACCAAAGCGGCGTTAGCGTTGACTCTTTCAAAAACGGCATTAAGAAAATGTCCGATGTTGTGGACGACGCAAATAACGGCTCAAAGACGGCGGCTACCGCTATCGAGCGTTTAGGATTGTCGCTTGACGATCTTAACGCAATGTCTACCGAGGAAAAGTTTAACGCGATCACCGCCGCGCTTGCCGATATGGAGGACGGAGCGGAGCGTAACGCTTTAGGTAACGACCTCCTCGGCAAGAGCTATACCGAAATGTTGCCGCTATTAAACGCGGGCTCGGACGGTATGGCGGCTCTTAAAAAAGAGGCGGACGACCTCGGTTTAGTTATGTCGGAGTCTACCGTAAAGGCGGGCGTAGTCCTGGGCGATACGGTGGCGAACATCAAGGACGCTTTCGGCGGGTTAATGAACAGAATAGGTGCCGCCGCAATCCCTATTATTCAAAAATTCGCCGACCTCATTATTTCGAGTTTGCCGAAAATTCAAGGGCTTTTTGATAGGCTCGTACCCGTTATTACAAACATTTTCGACCAACTCTTGCCCCCGCTGTTTCAGCTTATAGAAACGCTATTTCCCGTGCTTATGGATTTAATTATGGCACTTTTGCCGCCGATCGAGTCCATAATTACGGCTATTTTACCCGTGATTATAAGCCTTATCCAACAGCTATTACCGTTCGTAATTCAAATCGTGGAGCAGGTATTACCTATTATCGTTTCTTTGATAGAGGGACTTATGCCCCTCATTACTCAAATTCTCGATACGGTGTTACCTATCCTTATTCAGCTCATACAAGCACTATTGCCGCCGATTTTACAAATAATCGAGGCTATTTTGCCCGTGGTAATTCAGCTCTTGCAGATGTTATTACCGCCCATTTTGCAGATCGTAAACGCGATCTTGCCCGTGCTGATAAACCTTATAAACCTTATTATGCCCGTTGTGGTGCAGATTATCGAGGCGGTATTGCCTATCGTTATTCAGCTTTTGGAAATGCTGTTACCACCTATTTTACAAATCATAGACCAGGTATTGCCTATCCTCTTAACGCTGATCGAAACCATAGTGCCGATTGCTTTACAGATCGTCGAGGCGATCTTGCCCGTGCTCGTTACATTGCTTGAGGTATTGTTGCCCGTAATACAGCCTATCCTCGATATTCTTATGGTGCTTTTAGAGCCCCTCCTGGACTTGCTCAACCTTATTTTGCCGCCGTTGTGCAACTTTATAACAATGCTATTCGACAAGCTCTTACCGCCCTTGCAAAAGGCTTTCTCGGGCGTGGCGGAGATCGTCGGCGGCGTTTTCAAAAATGCGTTTGACGGTATTAAAAAGGTTTTCGAGAATGTCAAGGGCGTATTCAGCGGCATTATTGACTTTGTAAAAAATGTCTTTACGGGTAATTGGCGCGGAGCCTGGGACGCGGTCGTTAAGATATTCTCTAACATTTTCGAGGGTATCAAAAACGCTTTTAAGGTGCCTATAAATTGGATTATCGACGGCATAAATGTATTTATCCGCGGGCTTAACAAGCTCAAGATACCCGATTGGGTGCCTGGTGTTGGCGGTTTGGGACTCAACATTAAGGAACTTAAAAGGCTCCGTATTGGTATGGAGTATGTGCCTTATGACGAATACCCCGCGTTGCTCCACAAGGGCGAGCGCGTCCTCACAGCGGGCGAAAACCAGGAATACACCAAATCCCAAAGCACCGAGGCAAAAGCCAACGCAGAGGGTCGGCTCGTCGTTAAAATCGAGTTTGGCGAGAAATCTATTTACATTGAAAACCTCAAGGGCGAAAACGAGGGCGATATAGATAGCTTTGTCGATCTCTTGCTCGAGCTGATCGCCGACAAAATCCAAAGAAAGGGAGCTGTATTTGCATAATGAGTAATTTTCCGTTTTTAGTATTCAAAGAGCAATGCTCCCTTGACCATTGTTTGTATGTTTCCGAGAAAGGCTCCTACAAGGGAGCCTCTCGGGACATTACCTATACGAGCGTAGCGGGACGGAGCGGCGACCTTATCACAGATAACGGACGCTATAAAAATGTCAATATCCCGTATAAGCTCACCCTATTAAACAAAACGGAGCGGGACTTTGCAGAGCTCGCGCAAGCTATAAGAGGTTGGCTCCTCACAGAGAGCGGATATTTTCGCTTGTGGGACAGCTACGACCGCAAGTATTTTCGCCTCGCGTCTTACAGCGGCGAGGTGGATATAGAGCAAGAGCTCCGCGACCTGGGATCCCTCGACCTAACCTTTAATTGCAAGCCGTACAAATACTCTTTTGAGGGGCAAAACCCCGTCGTATTCACCGCGGCG